CATAAAGCTCAAAGCAATATGAGAGCCTATAAAGCCTAAACCACCAGTCACTAAAATCATTGTATAGATACTCCTTATAATAATCAGCAAGTTGCATCTTATTGGTGTATTTTTGGTGTTACAAATGAGTTATCCACAGATATTAGAAGCAAAAAACCGACTCAAGAATTCTCTTGGGCCGGCTAATCTGCAAGAGCACTATACCACCATATTATAGCTTCGGAATATTGTATGTGTTGCAGTTATACCTATGAACTGTATGTTGTTTATGAAAGCAAATAATACTTTATCAGTCAGGAAGAATTTTCAAAAATAAAGCTTTGTTTATTTGAATTTTTCTAAAGATCACTATAATGCTTCTTTTTTAGTATCTCCTCCCCGAAAAACTAAAAAATAAACCTATTCTTACGACTTGGTATGCATTGATGACTTTCAGAAAAGATATAAATGGGCTCAGAGCGATAGCTGTTGCAGCAGTTGTACTCTTCCATTTCAACCCTTCTTGGGTTCCAGGCGGTTTTGCTGGTGTTGATGTCTTCTTTGTAATTTCCGGTTTTTTAATGACAGGTATTATTTTTAGGGGATTAGAACAAAATAATTTTTCAATTCTTAACTTCTATGTTGCCCGCGCCAATCGAATTATTCCCGCGCTTGCAATACTATGCTCCGTTTTATTAGTCATTGGATGGTTTTGCTTAACTCCCAATGAGTACAAAAGTTTGGGCAAGCATGTCGTTAGTAGTGTTGGCTTTTTTTCAAATTTTACATATTGGACAGAATCTGGCTATTTTGACGCAGCTTCACATGAAAAATGGTTGTTACATACTTGGTCACTTTCTGTTGAGTGGCAGTTTTATATAATTTATCCAATCCTTTTAGTACTTTTAAGCAAGTTTCTTCCTTTAAGACGCTTAAAACCAATTCTTCTAATAAGCACAGTAATTGGCTTTGTTTTTAGTGCCTTTGCCACTTACAAATGGCCAGACCCTTCTTATTATTTACTTCCAGCAAGAGCTTGGGAAATGATGTTGGGTGGCGTTGCGTATCTATACCCTCTCAGCATAAAAGAAAATAGAAAAAGACTAGTAGAATGGCTTGGTTTACTCCTTATCATTACTTCCTACTTCTTGATATCGGATGATAATCCTTAGCCGGGTTATCTTGCTATTTTTCCGGTAATCGGCTCTTACCTTATTCTTCAAGCACAAAGAAGTAATAGCTTCATTACAGGCAATCTAGTTTCACAAAAAATAGGTAGTTGGTCATATTCGATTTATCTTTGGCACTGGCCAATAGTTGTAGTTATTTACATATTTGCACTCAATCCGATCTATAGCTATTTAGGTGTCTTACTTTCTGTGGTTCTCGGATTTTTGAGTTATAAATACATTGAGAAAATTAAGTTTTCAAATAGCTTTCCTAATTCAATCAGCTATTTAAAATGTAAACCTCTGTACTTTGCTAGCATCGTGGCTTTAATGGGAACTGCAGTTCAGTCATTCTCAAATGATTTGACTTCTCTTAGACTCTCGAGTGAAGCAATCCTAATTCAAAAGCAACAAAACCGAGATCCTAGAGAGCCTAAATGCGGTCTAGTCATCAATGGTGTTTCACCAAAGTGTATATATGGATCGGGACCAGTAAAAGCCATAGTTATTGGAGATAGCCACTCTCAAGCACAAAACATAGCGATTGGGAAAAGAGCCGAAATGTATGGAGGCAGTATACTAAGCTTGGGCTTGTCTGGTTGCCCAACTATCAAAAATGTATATAGGAAAAACCCTCATACCTTAAATGCGGATTACAATTGCGGTAAGTTAGTATCAAATGCAATTAAATTAGCAAAAGAAGAGTACCCCAATATTCCTGTAATCATTATTAATCGAATTTCACAGCACTTACATGGTTTAAATGAGAATAACCCCAAAGCCAGTAATAAACCTAGTGTATTCGTTGATATGTCTTTTGATGAAAGGAATGAAGCGTATCAAAACAATATAATTGGTCATATGATTGATACAGCTTGTACTTTTTCTAAAAATAACCCTGTGTATATGGTTAGACCAACCCCTGAATTGAAAGAAAACGTACCTCTTAGAATGTTTAGGCATATAACAGTTACTGGTAATTTAAATACAATTCAAATTACTAAAGATGAATTTTTAAAGAGACAAAAATTAGCATACGAAATGCAAGATGAAGCTAAGAGGAAATGTGGTGTCAAAATTCTAGATCCTATACCTTACTTATGTGATAAGAATTATTGCTATGGTGATTCTAAAGGTATACCTCTTTATTTTGATGATGATCATTTAAGCATTTTTGGATCAAAACTAATTTCACCGATTTATGATGAGGTGTTCAAGGAACACTGAAGCCCAATATAAGTATTTAAAAAAAGTCCTCATTGTGAGGACTTTTCAGTTCACACACTGCACACATACAGTGATATGAACCTTTTTTGAAATCGAATGCGCTGTACAGCCTGAAAGCAGGATGCACAGCAATAAAGCTTTGATCATGATAGAAACAAAGCCTTTTCTTTAGTGCGACGATTAACAAGCCCTTGCATACGTTTACCGCCTGCATTTACCCACACATCAAACTGATTTTGGTTCAGTGGCACCTTCACCGCGTTATTTACAGCCGATTCAAATTTCTTTAAATCATGCGCCATGTATGCCCTCGCCTGTGCTTCAGTGCATATATCACACTTCTTGACTTTAATGCCGTTCGGATAAACCGTGGTACCAAAACCAATCATCCACACCCCAACTCCATCATCATAGGCAGCAAGCCGCTTCCCTTCAAAACCGCAAATGAGATCAACACCAGAAAGACTAACCACCATCTGGTCGATTAAAAAACCGCCCTAAGGCGGCGTCATTTAGTACGTTATTTCTTCAGGTCTTCTCTGGCTTCTTTAAGCTCTTTCACCACCTCAATAATGGTCTTCCCCTCCTGTTTATTGATGAAGTTAAAAGTCCACCGCACAACAGCCCAACCCGGCAACCCACATACAAAGAAGAATCCCCCTAAAGCGATCACCCCCCAAATATCGGTTACCCATTCATGTAACCCCCATTTCACGATAATGAAAGCACCACCAGTCAGACTGGATACAACCGTACAAATCAAACCCACTGCCCACTCTTGTGGCGAGCGAGGCAAACGCATCATGATGACAACAGTTGCAACAAGTGCTATCGCTAAAGTGACCATAATCGCTGCACCATAGAACTTTAAAAACGCAGCAAAACCACTTGTGGACACTGGTTCCATTTATTTCCCCTAATTATTGGCAATAAAAAAGCGCCTTGCAAACAGTGTTTCTCAGAGCGCCATTCACTTTTTAAAGACTTAAACTTCGATTTGAATCACTTCACCCAATGGCGCGAGTCGCTTGATCTCACCATCAGATACAAATACGGATGCTCCTAAGTTATAACGTGTTGAGCTGGTGACCAGATTTAAGCCTGATCCACCTACTACCAACACTTTGTAATTGGGGTGGTCCACGCTGGTAATGGTCCCTACAAACTCTGCAGCCGTAGGTAGTAAATCAATTAAACGCTGTAATGCATTACTCACGATTGACACGCTCCACTTTCACGGTTTGATTGACCAGCGCATGACTAAACGAAACACTGACACTATCTACAATGCCCCACCATTCTGCATTAAAGGCAAGCACTTCTCCTGGTACACATTCACCCACTTTAGGTGAAATTGGCATGCTGTAGATATGGGTTTCAACCATCCCGGCTTTGGCAAGTTTGGCTTTGCCATACTTCATGCTGACATAGTTGAACAACGGATTGTTTTCAGGTTGAAGTAAGGTATCAGCACTAGTGCCAGTGCGTTTTACCTGAGCTGGTGGTCCTTTACGGTCATTGGTCAGCGTAATGCCGTTGTAATCAGGATAGATTTGGTAATCGGTCGATTGACTCACCACCGCGGACTCAGGCAACAAACGATCATATTCAGCGATCGACAACACATCCCAGAAGGTCTTTTTATACAGCGGTTTAATGGTCAGTGTATTGCTGCCCTTTTCGCTATAGATAAACCCACCGCCACTTTCAACCACCATCTTAATGGCATCTATTGGCGCTAAATTGGAATAGCTCAAACATTCACGCTCAACAATCCAGCCCAATGCATCGATCAACTCCCAATTCAGTACTGTATCGCTAAAAACACGATCCAGTTCCGCTTGGCATAACTGGACTGAAGTTCGATCGTTCTCTTGTAAAAAAGAGCGTAAAGGCGCAGTCGGTGCAGCAAGCAGCGCAGTTTGACTGCGACCAATCAAGGTATAGGTGTCTTGAGCAAATTTACGAGAACGTCGGCGGTTCTCAAGCAACATTTGATGCTCGGTACCATTCACGATAATTTTTAAAATCACAGGCTGGCCATTGATCGGTTCAAGTTTGCCAATCTGGGATGCCGGTACGGTCAAACTATAGGACCAACACCAGCAGCTGCGATCGGTACTGTAATTCCCGTCATAGACTTCAATCGCTAGGCCATTATCTAGGCGCGTCACAGATAAACTATTCAATATGTACCACCAATTACGATTCGGTATGCCAGGGATACAAACATCTGCACCGAAGTTGAGTTCAACATTGTGTGAATCCACCTCATGACACAGACATACAAAATTAAGATCTTCTGTACCCTCATATTGAGGGACCTCAGGCTCTGGCCATGGTTCAATCGGGTGCTTGCGATAATGAATGGATTTGGCCTTATCCCAAGGAATTTCGTCCTGCGTGACCAGCTCCAATCCTTTGTCCCAATCAAAGCTAAAGCGCTTTTCAAAGACATGCGCGACTTCATGTGAAAACGAGATATTGCGGCGTTTACGGATCATCTCCTGATGCGTCAATTCACGGTTCAATCGAAGCTTGATCGATTCATCAAAATACACATCACTCGCTATACGAATCTTCAGGTTTTCTTGCCAACGTTCCCTTTGGTTGCGACTGAGCCTCATACCCTGGTCAAACGCCGCATGGATGGATTCGGATAAAGTCCTTCCACGCTGAAAGCCAATGTCATTGCCATGATTGACCACCAATCCACAGTCGTAAAAAAAGGTGTCATTTGACTCCCTTAGGACTGATTTCGCCCAGGGTATTTCTGTTGATCCAAGCTGTGTGCTTGCACGCTCAAATACAGCACTGAATCTCAGCTCAACACCCAATTGATGATTGATATCAAATAAGGCATCAAACACCGGATCGAATGATGTGTTGATCACCTCATCAAGGGAGCAATATGCATTAATCCCCACCACATGAAGCTCAGTGATAAAACCTGTATGGATCGTGGCTTCAAGCTGTACAATCTGCCCTGATACGGCATGAAACTTGGTATTAAATGAAACATCGATCTCAGCTTCAAGCGCATTAAAATCGAAACTATATGCCTGAATCGATGCTAAAAATGTGGTATCAATCGTTGCTTCAAGTGATGCAAGGTTTTGTTCATCCGCACCAAAGTTAAGATCGGTAGAGCCCGTTACAATGTCTTTAAAATTAAGATTTAAATGATGCGCATCAGGTGGAATATAGTTCGCCACATGTCCACCTCTTTTATGTAGATGGTTTGAGGATCAAGGAGTTCATCATCAAGGTGCCACCCGCCTTTAATTCTGGATTAGCAATTGTAATGTTGGCACCCACAGTAAAGTCTGCAACAGGCTCTCCTGCACCATTGAGTAATCTCGCCCATGTTGCTATGCCATCTTTAGTCACCGTTGCTGCATCGGTTTGATTGAGCTCGATACGGTCAGCATGCATGGTCTTTAAACACGGTTTAGGCAAAGTCAGGATCACCAATTTTGCAGCATTATTGGCAGCCATTGAGACCGAAGCAGGTTTCGTATCATCATAAAAAATAAAGGAAGCATTTGCGCTTCCTTGATCGAGGTATGTGGCCAGTGCTTGGAGTTGTACAAGACTGGCTTTTAAGGAGGGTTGAATCATTTGGCCACCAGTTTATCTGAGATGACTGCGTTATATTATCCATTGGGATCAAAGGCCACCACAAAGCAGTCAAGTCCTACAGCAATGTTTCTAAAAAAGTAAGTGCCATCAAGCTTTGATAGCATTTCCCAAAGTAGTTCACGTATACTGCGTTTAAAACAGCACACAGGGACAGGTGAATAATTTTGACCTAGTTTTTTTGTGGTGCCAGCAATTCTCCCAAAACCTTGGTTGGAATTTGTAGCAGTAATAATTGGAGTTTGAGGCTTCACTAAGACATAGCCCATTTCTCTCAACTTATTATAATTTGGGTGATATCCACCATGGAATGTTCTTAAAATTTTAAGTGCCAAATTTTATATCCTCTACAGGAAATGCTAACCAAGCTGAACCATTTGCTGCTGGAGAATTCGCCGGTCTTATGAAATGACATAACACATAATGATTGAAATCTATTTCAAGGCTCAGTGATGGAAAGTTATCTTTATTTGCAGCTGGGGAATTTGAAGCATTGTAAAGTACTTCGTACATCCCGATTGCGTACCCAACAAACTGTCGCTCGCCATAAGAAAGTACTGCCACAGGTTGGCATGTAGTTGTATTAAAATTATCTATAGCTGCTGGTAAAAAACTGCATGTCGCAATATTTATATCCAATAACTTTGCGGTACTTCGGCTCAATGTAACTCTATTTGAGGAGACATAAGCTAGCATTGCCTCGAGTTGGCCCGATGTTGTTGTAGTTGATGCGCCATTATTTGGTGCAATTAACAATGGATAATTAATTACGTCATAACTAGAGTGGAACGGCACAATCGCAGAGACGGCTGCAAAATGCTGGTATGAGGCTGAAGCGGCTTGAGAGTACATTAGTCCAAAATGATATGCGCTGCCAACAGCCATTGCTCTACCAAATGTTGAATATCCTTGACTGTGAGTGATAGCTATTGAATGTATTTGAAGTAGAAGAACTAAAGTCCCACCGAATATTAGAAGTTGCTTCTGCTACCGTGGCACACGTTGCCAGATCTTGTAGACAATTAGGATCTGTGATGTGCCCTAAATTGAGATCCACTGTTCTCCCGATTCCAACAGCCACACAATTACGGTTACCAGAAGCGGTGGCATTTTGAAAGCATAATCGAGCATACGTATCCGTATCATCGATATGCTTGAACTTATAGATCTGAATATGTGCCTGCTCATAGACAAGCACCCAACCTAAAGATGCAATCTTGGTGACAAAACCACCTACAATCGAAAATGGTGCATCATCAATGGTCATGGTGACTGAGGTTGTTGTAACTGCATCAATCCAAAACTCGCCACCATGAATTGCAGCCAATGGCCCTGAATTAATCTTAAGCACCCGATCAGCAGCATAACCATGGGCCACACCGTAGTTCAGTGTTACTTGATTACCTGTCACGGCTTTGTTGCATAAAGCTCTTAAAGATAGAGTTCCCTAAGCAACTCAAATTTAAGTGACAACTTGGGTATGAGGTCGGCCTAATTCTGCAAATTTATTTAACACGGCTATACGTGCATGGATTTCATTGACCTGACTGTCAAAACTCCTTGCACTGAGTTTATCACCCAATAATTTGATGCAATGTATCTTGGTTTCGACCAAACTTCGGCGATGATAGCCTGCCCATTTTTTCCATAGTGTCCTGCCGAAACGTTTAACCGTTCGTAGTAATTCATTTCGCTCTAGCGAACTGGTCTTTGTATCTTTCCAAGGCTTCGCATTTTTTCTAGGAGGAATCACTGCATGTGCTTGCCGATCTGCAATGACCTGACGGCATTGTTTTGTATCATAAGCCCCATCTATATAGACTGAATCAATTTGTTCATTCAACGGAATTTGATCTAGTAAATCCACAAGGACTTGCGAATCACTCACGTTATTGGTTGTAAGCTGAACTGCTCGTATTTGTAGGGTTTTAGAATCTATCCCAATATGTGGTTTACGCCATTGGCGACGATATTCAGGTTGATGTTTCTTACGTTTCCATTCACCTTCACCTAAGAACTTCAAGCCAGTGGAATCGACGAGTAGATGCAGTCCATTGCAACTCTTTTCATAGCTAATTTGAATATCAATATGCTTTTGTCTTCTACAAATGGTTGAATAATCCGGTGCTGTCCAATCTAATCCGTAAAGTTTAATGATACTTTGAACAAAGCCTGTGACCATGCGTAAAGACAATCGAAATAGAGATTTAATCATTAAGCAGCATTGGATGGCTGCGTCAGAATAAGTTTGATTTCGACCATGCTTGCCTTCTGGCTGTGCATACCATTGAGTCTTAGGATCAAACCAAATTGTTAGACTACCACGATTGATCAAAGCGCGATTGTAGGATGACCAATTTGTTGTACGATAAATTTTAGGTGTAGGCTTATTCATTTGGAAATTATATTGCCGAATAAGACTTTATCGATAGGTTTGTGCAACAAAGCCGATTTAAATTGGAATGCCTTTTCGTACTTGATTCCGAGCACATCCAAAGCATGTTCAAATTCTTCTTCTGCCTCTAAGTATTTTTCTTTAGCTTTAGGAAGTGGTCTAGAGCGTGGCTTGGTTTTAGGTGGGCGGTTTTGGTTTTCTTGAAGTAGTCATCTGCATTCATAAATTGCACCCATTAAAAAAAAACCTACCAAATGGCAGGGTTATATTAAGATATAAGCATCTATGATTTAACTACAATTATATTCTGTGTCTTTTAATATTTTCTTACGCTTTTCAATTGAAGTAATACTGTCAGATAGATTTCTTATCATCTCTTCTTTACTAGCCGGCACCACATTATCGGACTCAAGCATAGCTTGATAAGCACTATACTGATCAACTATAAGTCTATAAAATCGTATAGCCTCTTTATCAGCCATGCACCTTATATACTCTGACTCAATTTCAGCCTTATAATTTTTTTGTTAGGTTCTAAGTTCGGTTTTTGCTCTAATATATTATCTACAATTTTAGATAATGCTTTTTTTAAAGCATGGCTATTGTCCCAATACTGTCTCTCAAACTGTTCGTTCTTTTCTGCAAATACATTGCTACAAACGAACAAGAAAACAATTAAAAAAGCTGGTTTCATATTTTTTCTGCTTTAACTTTTTTCAATATACATCAAACAATGGAACATTAAAAACCACCCGAAGCTGGTTTATTATTATGAACAAAATCGTTGCCAATATTCTTTTACTTGCTCTTTTTGACCTTCTGTAAAGTCACCCACCCCATAGATAATATAGGTTGTTCCGCCATCAATGACTGATAGAATTTTAGAGTATAGACCATTATTACTTTCTAAATATTCCGATGGCGACTGGTTATCTGGAAAATATGTTTTATCAAAAACATACTCACCAAATTCATCCAATTTCGTAGTGAAACATACAACTTTTTGCATATTAGGCCTATCTTAAAAGAGTTTTTATTTACAAGTGAGTTAAAATGTAGCAAAAGGCCATGTATAAACCAACAACCTAAGCTACTTCTTGCTATTTTTCTTAAGCTTTAGCTTAACACCTTTAAGGCCTGCTTCAGTCTCAATTTCCTCGTAGTCGCTGAATATTGCAAACAACAACCCCACACCCATAAAAACTATAAAGGTAATTAATGCTGTTGTTGATAGAGAAGCCGATGTTGCTGCAGCTGCGACCACACCTATTGTTCCTATGCTAGATAGCCCACCAGTGAACGGAACTGCTGCAACCCCTGCAATAGCAATACCTAATGAAAATTTTCCAACTGTTTTCAATTTTGATGCGGCCTTATAATATTTTAATACGCCACCCTGAATTAAAATATCCTCTTCTTTATTTTTTACAGCACGCTTAAGCTGCTCTTTTGTTGTTACGACTACTTGAGACATAAATCCTCTAAAAATATAGTAATTTCAGTGTTTAATATACAACATTACCTCAATACTTTCCTATGTTAAGCAAAGAAAAACCCCGCCAATAATTCATATTGAGCGGGGTATCATTTGCCGTAATCCGTTCGATAATCTAGAGAACTACTTAATCATGTTTTCCGCATTTACGACATTCTTGTGTGAATCCACAATCAGGATCGTAATCAAATTCATAAGCATGAATACAGAATAATTTACGAAGGAAATAGATCATAGCTTTCTCCTTAATATCGATTCTGGGATATGGGGACTGTGATTAGATGTGCTATCTAGAATCCCCAATAATTAAATAGGGATAATTCCACCAATTTAAAGGAGTTGAATTCGAGGAAATTAAAACTAGCTTGTAAAAATGATGAGGTGATATGCCACATCCTTGCCTGTGGTTAGATATTAATCAGCTCGGCAACTGATCTACCTCTACTCACTTACTTAAAAAATCACTGGATAGGCACAGTATTTTTAGTCTTCAGCTTTCGTATTTAATTTTCATGCGGGCCATCACTCCCAATTCTGATTCTTGCTTTCCTGCATATCCTATCCATGCTCGATGAACTACATGGGTTGCACCCTCTTTCGTGGGGCCTATACGTGCTTACTCAAACAGTCTTTAGCTAACCAGTAAGCTTTAGTGTGTGGGCATGACTATTCTCCAGACAATAAAAAACCACCCGGAGGTAGTCTTGATTATTTAACTATCGGTGTACTTTCCCTTGTACTATTTGGCGGGATTACAACCTGAACTCTTCTCTGGCTATTACCTTTAGCTTCTATTTCACCAGTGGTTAATCCGTAAGTTATAATTGGACTTTTGAAACTTTTCCCTTGATCAGTACTTATTTCAGCATTACCTTCTAAGGTCACTAAAAGTTTATTTGCATCATATGTGATCTTTTTAGCAACGCCGCTAACGATTTCACCGGTTGAATAATTTTTCTTTTTAAACCTTACAGGATTTCCAGAAGCAACAATATTATCAAGCTCTTTATTTGCCTTTTGTTTTAACTGGATCTCACTCCCCTCAATTCTCATTGATCCTTGTTTAGCTATAAAGTTTCCTTTATAAACGCCATTTCCAGAGTTCAAATTCAAATTTAAAAAATCACCAGATAGCTCTATCGACTGACTAAAGTCGGGGTCTTTTTGAGCTATAGCGCAAATAGGAACTAAGGATAAAAGAACAAACAATAAAGATATTTTCATATTGCAAAATTATTAATAATAATGAGTATCACTTCCATATATTAACATGATTTTATTATAAAACTCACGGTCGTACATCAAAGCAGAAGTAAGCTACAACATTTCTCTTAGATTCTTAACCAGCTCTTTCAACTTAATCATAATGCCATCTATTGCCAGCATCTCATCCCGAGTCAAATCTGAACGACTTAAATTCTGATACTTAGACAGCTCAGCACTACAAAACTCTAAGTCTTTTTTCGCTTGTACTCTATCTGTCATAAGACCACCAATAAGAAAAGAAAACCCCCGCCAATAATGCATATTGAGCGGGGTTTCATGTGCTGCGATAAATGTAGTTAAAGTCTTCAACGTCTATTACATAAAGAGGTGTATTTACCAATCTAAATTAATTTCAAGTTTCCAACCGAATAGAGCGGATTATAGATAGCCATTTTCTTTAAGTTTTAAACGATATGGCTCAGCTTCCTTATTTACTGCTTCCAGTATTTCATCATTTAACTCTACACCCATTGAGCCTAACATTATCAAAGCCATTTCAACTGAAGTATCCGCAAAATCTTTATCATTCGCTAAAAATTTAGATAATTTGACCTTAGCAAGTAAATTTGGGAAGAAATGGTTCATATCAGAGCTTTCTTCTATGCCGTTGTAGATATAACTTTTCCACTCATTTGTATTTAAAGTTCTTACAAAAATCTGATCGTATTTTGATAAGAATTTAACTCCCGCCATATAATCCTCGGATTGTGTGGGTACCACACAGATTTCACCAATTGAGGATATATAATTTACTTTTGGTTTACTCAATGTATAGCTTACATTTTTAAATTTCTCTTCTTTTGAAACATCAAGAATAATTTCCATATGTTCATCGAAGTCTTGATTACTATACCATTCACCATTATAGAAAATGTTAGCTGACGAGTTCTTTGTTGTCTTATTAATTGTGTAATCGTTTTGCTTGTAAAAACTTTTTAGATCTTCTGCTGATCCATTTTGTACAATCATAACTTCTTGGGAAAATTGTTTTTTAAATATCCCATAATCCTTTTCACATCTTAAGTCTTGTGCGAATGCGGTTGTAGATAGTAATGCAAAAAACAGTGCACAAATTTTTTTCATTTATTAAGCCTTATAATATCCCAGATATGAGAAACATTCTCATATACGGTTTCGAATTCTAATGCATAAAGCTAATATTTCAAGGGTTTATCACATTAAACTTCAGTTTATTCTAGAGGTGAACTGTTGCATTACTTATCTAGGCCTTACTTTTATGGAAACAAAAAAGCCCATCAAATGATGAGCTTTTTACGGGAATAAAGTGAATTTCTATAATTTCGTCCACTATAGCAGAAATATGCCATATACCTTGTACAGGGTCAACTTAAAAATCTTACAAAAATCAGAAGGAATTTATGGTGTGTAAAAGATAACATCCACATCTATCTCATTATATTAGCAATACAAAAGAGTTATCTTAATGCAAGCAACAATAACAATAGGCGATAAAACGACCCATGGGGGGATAGTGATTGAGGCAGATAATAATTTCATCGTTCAAGGTAAAGCTGCTCATCTAAATGGAATGAAACATTACTGCCCTAAATGCAACACTATCGTTACAGCTATAGCAAGTAATAGCTTAGTTGTTATTAATGGCAAGGCTATGATCGTAGCAGGAGATAAAACTACCTGCGGTGCCACCTTCATCTCAAGTCAAAATTTAGTCGTCAAAGCATCTGGTAGTGTTTCTGGATTAAATCGTTCAAACTCACTTACACCAACATCTCAAAATTCCAATAATTTAACTAATAGCTTTAGCGCAGAAAAAGAGCAATATATAAATTACTATATTCCTCAAAACTCTACAGATGTGTTTATTAGTCATAAAGCCGTTATTCAACCATTTGATGAAGGTGTCCAAGTTCTATCAGGTGCTGTTAGTTATTTATTAAATTACGTTTTAAATGAAAAAAATTTATTTATCAGTGTCTCAATTAATGCTTATCCGCTATCTGAAAGTGGAAAGGTTCTACCTTATGGTCGTGTAAAAATTAGTCGTGAAGGAGAGCTGTTAAGTGTGGCTAAATTGACAATTGGTGAAGGAATTTGGAATACGGATAAAAAGAAAGCACCACTTGGGAGTTGTAACATCACTTTGCCGGAACCAAATTTACAACTTGTTGAGGTTGAATTAACATTGGGTTACACAGTAAAACCGGCAGATAGTGTGGGATATGTAACCCCTATTCCTCCATATAAAAAATATACTTTTAAACTAAATTCAGCAGCTAAGCGTGTAAACTAATGAAACAGATATTATTCCCGCTTTTACTCTCGATCCTTCCCCTTACGGCTTGTAGCAGTGCAAGTGAAACAGAAATCCACACACAAAGCTCAACAACTGGAGCTGATGCTGAACTCTCTCTGGACAGTCAAAAAATCATAAATGAATATAATCAGATATTAATTCAATCTCAAAGCGAGCCAGACCCAAAAATTACCAATCAAAAGCTCAAGGAAATTCTTCCTCAGATCTCTCAAATTAATTCAGAGAAAGAACGAAATAATCTTTCACTTAACATCAATATGAGTCTTGGTAATTATGCTGAAGCCTATGCTATTACAAATAAAATCTTGGCAAGAAAAGAAACAACTAATATGAAAAACCTTCAATGTTTACTCATTGAAGTTTTAAACAAACCTAAGAAGGATATTGAGGACTGTTATTTATACAACGCCAATTTATATAAAAATAAATTAGATAATATGCCTAAAGATGACCCCTATTACGATCAAACAGAATGGGCATACTATGCAAGTTTGCTTCATGCAGGTAAAAAAGACTATAAGTTAAAATTAAAACAACTTGTAGACTCAAAAAAATTGCCAGAAGACAAAGAAATTTATGAGATGCTCTATGAGGTAGAAACTACCCCGGATGGTAGGAAATCAATCTTAGATAATTATAAGCCCCAAATGTAATGCCAAAAAACCAGCCTAGGGCTGGTTTTTGATTGTATCAAAAGAGATAAATCCATAGCACACATGCAATGCCGCCAAGCCACACTTTACATCTATTCTAGCATCTATCTGTGTACGATCATCTGTAGCCATTTCAAACCAAGAGTTTCCATAAAAATATCGGCAAATGATTGTATCCATCCATTCATCTAACACTTCTGAATTACCCTGCATATCTAATATCAAGCGCTGTACTGCCCTAGCTTCATTATCATCAATCTGACAAACTGTCTTTGTAAAGGAAAGATTTGGCTTGGCTTCCGAAAGAAAATGAGCCACAATAATTTCATTCTTTTGTTGCTCGGTCAGCTTCTTATATTTTTGAGCTTTCACAGCACTATCCATTGCTACAGCGATTGGATTGATACTTCTTCCACATGTACCAGATACGGTATTCATCCAAGCCCCAAATTGATATACCCCCCTCTAAATTAAAACGTGTCCAATCTACTGCTTGCATAATCGTTACTGCTGCATTCATCCCAAATCCCCTACCATCTTCTCTATTTGCTCAATCGCTTTGCCGCTTTTTACTTGCTCAGTGCTAAACCGTATTACCTGATAACCCATCATTGTTGCTTCGTTGTATTTTTCTAAGTCTCCTAAGTACCCATTGCCTCTCGTGTGTCTACCATTACTCCAGATCCCACCTTCCACTTCGACCAAAATCTTTTTGCCCTTCAAATGAAAATCGGCTCTCCATTTACGTGTAGGGTGAAACTTAAACTCCTGCTCAAACTCGGCTCTTAAAGCTCTCAGAGCTGTGGCCAATATCACCTCACCCTCACTCTGTACCTTTTCACTCTTAACCTTTGGGCGCTTAGACACACTTTTAGGTTTATTCGCTCCGATCATCTTTTTGTATTCAGCAATGGAGTAGCTGCTACTCACCCCTTCACCTCAAACAATTGTTTAGCCTTATCAGATGGGATGAATCCTGCTGGTGTACCGTCATCACGTAACACATATCCAGCTTGAACCAATTGATCTAAATAACGTTGGACCGTGTGTGTGGTCATACCCATCATGCCTTGTACATCGACAACACTGGTTTTACCCCGTTTAGCCAACATCTTCTGCAAAACCAATATCATTCGTTCCCCCTGTCTTACGGCTCGTCTTGCACTGAAATTTTGCTGTTTCATGCTGTAGCCCCCATAAGCATTCCAGTAAACCCAACTTGCTTGAGATATGGTTCCTATTTCTTCGCCTGTGCTGGGTTCATCAACTTGATTTTCGTGATGCCAGTTGCTCGTATGAGTCGCCCGGAGCGCTGTGCTTGCTGGCGAACTCAGGCAGGTGTGCAAGTTTCTGTGCAAACGCTGTGATTTGTTTTTCAGTGAGTTGCTTTGGTTCACGTTTGGTATTCGTAGAGACATTCGCTGTAGATCCATCCACCATGGTTTTTGCAGCAGCTTGTTTTTCGTATTTGAAATATGCACGAATCAACCAATCAGCAAACAAGTAGGTCAAGAATTGTGGATTGTGATATTTGCCTGCGTTGAAATTTTCAAATGCAGAAAGCTCTCGAGTGAACCAAGTCGCCTCTGTGATTTTCTCAACAGGAATTGAATCATTTGCCAAAGCAATTTCATCTTTCAAAGTTTTTAAAACAAACCAGCTCTCTTTTTTATTTTGATAGTGTTAGTTTGTGGGTTAAAATTCTTTTCTTTACCGCTTGCGGTAAAAATTCTTTACCACCTGTGATTAAAATATTTGACCACTTGGTGTTTAAGGTGGTTAAAAATATTGACCACATTGGGAATTTATCCACAGCAGTAAGGTGGTAAAAATTTTTAACCACCTCTTTTTTGAACAAAATTAAAGTCTTCACCAGTACTTTTTTAGATGGGAATTTAATGATATTCCCGATGTCATAGTTATCGACTGGCGAAAATACATTTCCATATTTAGATTGATGGTGCTTCTTGATCAGCCCAACTTCTTCAAGCTCAGTTAAGCACTTAATGACTGTAGGGCGACTTTTCCTAGATAGGCTTTCCAGCTGACGTAAAGAAAGCGCATCGCTCTCCTTAGTCCAACCACGTGTTTTACGAATAATCAGGAGATAGATCTTCACAGATGCATCGCTGAAGCGGTTATTCGTTTAGATGGTTTCCGTGTTACGGCACGTTTTGAAGTTGAAGCAACTGAAGACAGCTACGGCGTACCGGGCAGTGAATTCACCGCTGTTTACGTAACCAACCTAGACGAAGTTACTGTCTCTGATGCCTTAGGCAATCCATACAACGACTTCACAAACCACATCGACCATCAGAACTTCAATGCCCTCATCAAAGGCTATATCGAAAAGCATCGTTTAGTGGAGGCAGGCTAACCGTCAGCAAGATGGTGCACTCAAGTTAAAAGCCCAAGGCTTAGCAAACATGAAATTTAAGCAGTACATCAATACGCTTTTGAGTTTTGGTAAGGATGTTGTCTTTATTGCCCATGCCTCAGAAGACCAGAGCGGTGATCAGATCATCTACCGTCCTGAGTTTGGTGGTAAGAACCGAAATAAACTTTACCGTATTGCAGACATCATGGGTTATTTGACGACTGTTACTACTGGTGAAGGTAAAAATGCGAGAGTAATTAACTTTAAGCCCTCCCCAACACACCATGCTAAAAACTCAGGTGCTCTCGGAGGTGAGACTGGTGAGGTTTGGGTACCTGATCTTAAGTTACACCCTACTTTTCTTGCAGACTTAATTGCAGATGCGAAGGCCCATATCAACACACTTAAGTAATCCGAATTTAAAAGGAGGGGAGCTAGAAGCTGAAATTCAAAAGGCGGAAGCCATTGAGAAAATCAGTGAGCAAGTCATCAAGAACAATAATATGCGTTTAAACGCTGCAAAATTGGTTGCTGAATATCGTGGGCTTAAAAACGCCGATTCAATTGAAATTCCACAGAACTTAATTGGGTGATTTATGGCTAAAGGTAGCGCTATTCATTACAGCCAAGAACAACTGGACTTTATTAAAGCAAACTGCACATTAAGCCGTAAAGAACTTACAAAAATGGTTAATGGTGTATTTGGAAGTGAATTTTCTGTTGATCAGATTAAATCCCTGTGCACTAGGAACAAATGGAAATCTGGAAGAACTGGTTGTTTTGAAAAAGGCTCAAAACCATGGAATACAGGCACCAAAAGTGTCTGCAAACCAAACTCAGGAAACTTTAAAAAGGGCCAAATATCCTGGAATAAAAAACCTGTTGGTTACGAGCGTATCTGCTCTAAAGATGGATATGTTCTTGTCAAAACAGTTGAGCCGAATGTCTTTGAATTGAAACACCGAGTAATTTGGGAAAAAGAAAATAGCCCCGTTCCCAAGAACCAAGTATTGGCATTTAAAAATCAGGATAAAACAGATTGCCGGTTAGAAAACTTAATTCTGATGAGTAGAACCGACATGGTTCGATACAACCAGAGTTATCAAAGATTGGCTAATCCTAAAAATAACGAGTCTTGTTTGTTAATGGCCAAAGTCAAAAACATGAAGCATCAGCTTCTCAAGGAGGTGTCTTGATGGGAGCTTTAAAATACACAATCACTATTGAGTCGGACACCCCTCCACAAGTCATGCTTGGTCAGAACATTGGCGGAGGTATTGTCAAAGAACTGAAAGAAGTTGAGATGGAACTAGTATCTGCTGCTAAATTAGCGGAAAAATATAATCTATCAACGACAACCATCCGTGAGCGCCTTGCATCTATTAATCAAGGTACACAAGGCA